CATTATCTCCTCCTGCCTGATCTTTTATTGTAACCAGAGGCACGTATCGCACGCCCCTGTCGCTCTGCCTCGGCTCGGGTCTTGTATATCTTGCCTGAAGTGCCCCATCTGTATCCACCCTTGACTCGTCTCACTGGCATGTTATGATCCCATCATCTTCCAGGAGATGCCCAATAGGAAAAACAGTATTGTGTATAACAACCATTCGTTCCGCCTGATCCTGCTGTCAAGGTGACTGAGGTGATTGTTCATCAACAGGTTAATCTTGTCTTCGAGCCTACGAATCCGTTCCTTCAGGGTCATTGTTCTCTCCAAATAGTGTTGCTAGTTCTGGGTGCAATTCAATTATCTGTTGATTGCTGTAACCCTGTTCGATCATTTCTCTCATGTGTCGGACCAAGTCTTCCTTGTTGGTCACTGGGGGATGTGTCAATGTTATTGTGTCGCCCTTGGGCTGTATTCTGTTTTGATTCATCTGTTCTAATTCAAATGGATCTTTGGCTATGATTTCTTTAATTTTAGCATCAATCATCATCTTGACATCTGGTGAGGCATTGACACTGTCTCTTGTGGTTCTTGCCGCTTTCTCTAACACGTCCATATCTAGGTTCTTGTCTCTGATGTGGAACGCTAATGGGTATTCAATCTCTCCATCAAACTGTATACCTTCCCATTGTGCCCATAGTCTGAACATTTGTTCTTCAGCCAACTGCAGGCTCTTGGCCTTCTCTGTAAGTTTGGCATCCAACATAGAATATTCCGTTAACATTGCGATTCCAGATTGTTGTCTCGTCTGTGCTGTTCTTATACCAGACATACATGCCATTCTATCGATAGATGTGATCTTTTCCTGTATGGAATTCAATATTGCTTCCAGACTTTGACCAGTTGGTTGTAATAGATATGGTTTTAAACCAGCATCTGTCTCATTAGGCACTGTTATGATTGCACCCGCACCAGCGGCCGCATCAACATCTGGTGTTTTGACCAACGATGGATGGTTGCTTAATCTTATGAGTTGTTCTATTTCTGATAATTCATTGAATATGGCATTGCCCATATCAGCGATATCACCAATGTCAGAAACACCAATACCCCTCACTGGAGATCTGTTGGCATAGACCCAAACAGCAGGCACTCGGCCCAATGTGTTTGGCATCTCTTGCAACAATTCAGTTGGTTTTGTGTCATCCTGATGGTATTCACTCAATGTTATCATGTCTCTGGTGAATTCTCTGATGTAGTATCTGGCATTCATGCCATAGGCCTGTTGTTCTACCTCAAGCAATTTGAGATATGTCAATTCATATACACCTGATGGTTGTCTCTTGAATTCCCAATCCAACACATTTTCTGGTGTGTAGATAGAAGCATAAGGTCTGATGCCCTGTTGTAATTCTTCTGCTCTTGTTCTAGCATTTGACTGTGGTTTATCCAATAATATCACACATGAACCATACACTGTGCTCCACGTGTTCACATCACGCATGAAACTTTCAAAACTTCTGCCTTCTAGATCAGTGTCTTTTAGGAATGCATCCAATGATGCCATGTTAGACATAGATCCAAAATTTCTTTTGATCGGTTGCCTGTATAGGAAACTGTTGTAGATGTGTGTGATAGATTTCACATGGTTATCATATGGTGTAGTGGCTATCCTTCTGAAATACTCATTGTCTGATTCATAGATATATTTTGTGAGGTATTCTCCCATTTTGTATTCATATCCACCTAGGTAGGCGTTCCTTAGGAACTCCCATCTCTTGTAGTGTGTAAGGTATTCGGGATGAACACCCAATGCCGTGTAATGGGCACTAGTTTTTCTTGGATCTTGATTTACGGCGAAATTTGATACTGTAGCCATTATATTCTAACCTTCCATGTGTTTGTTTGTTCTTGTGTCTCATAGTTCCTAGTGATCGGGAACAGGAATGATACCGCATAGCCGAGTGCATCATTGACGTGTGAGTAGTCCTTGCTACCATTCTTCTCTGGTTGATTGGTACCTGGTTTGTAGATGTGCCTCTCCAATCCAGTGATAAGGCTCTTACATTTTGGATGTATCATTATTCCCCTCTCTCCAGCACCTGAACATAACTTGCTATTTACGGCATTGATCCTGTCACGGACTGGTATATGTCTTGATGGTGCCTTCACTATGAATCCGGCGTTGTGTAATATGTTGAAATCTGTTTTTGGTGAATTGGTCTTCCTGGCCCTGCCTGATGGATCAGGATACGCAATTATCTTTGTGCCTGGGAACCTACCATGTATCTCATTGGTTAATTCTTCAGTGTTGGATCCATACATCTCTATCTCGTCTATGATATAAATTTTGTTGTCCTTTAATACAAAACACACTGCTGTGAGTGGTTGTACGTTGAAATCAATTCCCACGTGTATGATGTTTTGTCTCTGTTCAAATGTGAAATCATCCACATTGTGCTGTCTTTCAAATCCATAATAGATTCTACCTTCAAAATTTTCAAATGTGCCTTCATATTCCTGTTTGAATACTTTGGCATCCAATTCCTGTCTAGCCTGTTGTATTTCTGCTTCAGGAACGAAACCACCCTGTATTGTTGTGAATTGGTATGAACTCCAATTGTCTTCGGTCTTGTCTTGTCCTTTTTGATAGATGTCATACAACCAATTGCTTATACCTTTAGGTGTGCCCGCGAACATGGCTCTACCACCTGTGTCTGACAGTGTGGGTCTCAAAACTTCAGTGTATGCTTCTTTCTCAATGTTGGCCACTTCATCAAAATATAGATAATTGTATTTTGAACCACGCAGTGCATCCTTGTTGTCAGATCCTTTCAGTGAGATCTTGCTACCATTCTTGAGAACTATGGATAGGTCCGCTTCATTGATCTTTTTGTCCCAACATAGAGATATGGCCTTGTTCTTGACCTCGTCCCACCAAACATTACGTGCCTGTCTATAACTTGGTAGTATAGCGGCCACATTCTGATTTGGATTTCTAGCATGATAGAACAGTTGTCTTATGCCCAGTGTGGTCTTGCCAAAACGTCTACCAGTCACCAACACAACAAATCTTGCTGGGTCATTGGCTACGGTTTTCTGTGGCGTTGACAATTTCACTGTTATTCATCCTCCTGCCATGGAAGTGGTTGTGAATGATCTGTGGAGTTAGGGTCATCTTTCTGGTCAAGGTAATTACGTCCAAGCCAAATCTGCATCCTGACATCTCCTGCCAGTGCCCTCTCCATCTGTGCCCTTCTCAGTGATTTCTTTCCTTCCGCCCTTCCGGCGTCAACAATCTTCTTGTATCTCTTCTTTACACCTTCACCCGTTATTCCAATGATCTCACCTATCTCCTCATAGGTGCACATTATACGAGCCAGGTCTTTAATGAGATCCTTGTCGTGCTTCCTGTATTTCTTTCCTGTGTTGTCAGGTGTCATTATTCTAATCCTTTGTCTTTGACCACTATCCTGAAGTGTCTGCTGTCAGTGTCTCCATCCGCGGTGGTTATCTGTACTTGTATGGGATATATGTTGCCAGCGGTGCCGGCCTCTACCCTGAATATTACCTTGGTGCCTGAGATGTTTGTGTCAGTGGCCGCATTGGTTGGAAACGCCAATGGTGCCGAATCGCCTGTGATTGTGCCTAGTGTGACTGTGGCCGTTGACAGTGAATCACCTGTGTTCAGGTAGTCCACGAAATCAAGGGCATATTCTATGTTGGCATCGGGGTCTTTGTTGATGTAGATGCCTTGGTTGTCTCTTTTGAATCCTGTTAGTGCGAGATTGGCCATTTAACTGTTTCTCCTTGTTCCTGAACCAGCGAAAACTGGTCTTTTGATCTTGTAATCTCTTGTTTCTTCAGGTACCACAAGTGTCCTTGTTTCTCTGATTACTCTATTTACTCTTGTTTCTTGTAACACAGTGTACGTATTGAAAGGATCAACATCTATGTCGATACCGATACCTATCACAGCACCTGTTATGGTTAGATTTGCCTCACCAAACCTTGTCCTTGTTCCTGTGGCCGTGATGCCAACACTGATGTTTTCGTCTATGTCGCCTATCGCAGTGATATTGGCCGCTGTTGTGGCGTTTGCCGTGATGGCCAGGTCGGCGGAACCTTCTATGAAGGTTTGTGCATATACCGTGGCCGTGATTGGCAATGTGGCCGAATCAACAAATGTGGCAGTGGCCGATGCCGTAACAGTGGCAGAAACTATAGACAATGAAGCGGCAAGGTCTAGATCCGTGGCCGCACACGATATGGTCACCGTTGATGCCAGTGTGGCCGAATCAACAAATGTTGCCACAGCGTCCGCGGATATGTTCGCGGTGCTGGACAGTGTCGCAGATGCCTGATCAAGATCAACGGCATCCGCCGTCAATGTTGCCGCTATGTCAAGTGTGCTGGTTGCTACCGTGACCGTGACCGCTGATGCTGTCAGTGTGGCCGAGGTTATGGTTAGGACACTGGCTAGGTCAAGGTCAGTCGCTGGTGTGCCCTGATCGATGTAGTCAAGAACCACATAATCATCCAGCACATAGTTTATGCCCACATCCAAAAGGATGTCTAATTGTGATGAACCGGTTACCAATGCCACAGCAAGTCTCTCCTTGACTAGACTGTGATTAGTCTATTGTGATAGTTAATGATCCTGAATTGATCTGGAACGTGTCACCATCTGATATTGTCTTTGAAGCCGTCAAAGCACCATGTGCCAATAGGTTGCCGGAACTTGATGCATCAAAGATACCGATGTGTGTGATTGTTCCAAAAGCACCACCTGATGCAGTAGGAAACGTGATATCCGAGTTGCTCGAGATCGCTCCCGATGCCGCCGCGGCCATCTTGTTGTCTATCTGTACCCTTGCGTATCCGTTACCTGATACTTCCGTGCCAGTGCCCGCATCAGTTGGATCTGATGTGAATAGGCCCATGTAGGCGCTGGGTGATGTGTATGCGGTGTTCCTGAAAAGGTGATCTAACACCTTCAGTTCCGCGTAATTGGATAATGCTGTCATTGTTTTCTCCTATATAGGTTTGTTTGTTATAACAAGAGTATTTAAACCAAAATGAGATGTATAAAGTGCGATTATTCGTTTTCGATAAATGTTTCGCCTGTTATCTCTTCCAGTTTACGAATCATTTGTTCCATATTGACCCTTACAGTCTTGCCTGTCTTCTCGTTCACTGAATAATACTGCCATTCACCCTGTTCGTTGTGTGGTGATATCTGTGTGACGTTGCCGGCTTCGTCTCTCACGAACACTTCTGAACTTGAACTCACGTCCTTGGCGTAGATGTGTGAAGCATCTGCCACGCCCGATGGATCTGAGGCCTGGTTGTCCAGACGCACCGCACCAAATCTCGAAAGTGAATTGGTCGTGTCCCAGAAACCATATTGGTTTGTTGGATTGTTGCCGGTGTCGTGTATGTAGAATCCGTAGAAATTGGTTATAGTGCCCGGTCCACCGCCAAAGTCCACTGTGTTAGCGTATGTTCTAACACCATAAGCATTGGTCACGGTCGTGTTTGGATATGCGTTGATGTATACACCGTTTCCTACCGTGTTGGTTACCGCCAGTGTGCTACCACCAAAACTGAAATGGTCCACTTGATTGAACATACCGTGTGCTTCTGCCAGTGTTGATGCCGAGGCACCGTTGTTGGTCAGTGTGGTTGAAATCTTGTTGGAAGCACCAGAACCAAAGTCCGGTGTGTATGAACCTGTGAGACTGTAACCGTTTAGGTCAAGCAGTGTGTAGGCCAAGTTCTGCTGGAATATGGCATCTCCTGATGTTGAACCTGAGGACAGTGTGTATAATGATTTTGTGGTATTGGCCCTACGGTGATCATTGAATGAGGACATTGTGCTGGCACTAACTGTCTCCCTGTGCACCTTGATCACACCGTATCTCTCGTTGACGTCAACGTTTATTGCTTGGTTGGCCGCTGTGTCACCCAACACTATGTAACCAGTGCCATTGGCTGTCATCAATAGGTTGTCGTTTGATCTTGTGGTCTTGATCACGTTGTCATCGATGCTGATGGCATCATTGGCTATGGAAGTTGTGGCAGTCAACCCACCCGTCACATTGGTGTCGGCAGTCAATTCTATCGTGCCAGTTCCCGATGGATCCAATGTAAGATTGGCGTTGGATGGTGACTGTATGGTTGAACCAGTGAAAGTGATGTCTCC